AAGAGCCGTCCGTGATGAGATGAATAGGAGGTTAGAACATTTCCTCGGCGCAGGAATCGAAGACGTGAAATCGGCTGGTGTAAAAGAGCGACATTTCATCATTGTTGACGAAGCAGCGCAGATCGCCAGTGCTGGGGAGACGGATAAGGAAATCAAGCGGATCAAAGTGGAGTGTGAGCATATCCTTTCTGAGATTGCACGTGTGGCCGGAGCGCTAGGGTATCGGCTGATTTTTTGTACGCAATACGCCACGGCTGATACGTTGCCGCGACAAATCAAACAAAACGCCGACGCTAAGCTATGTTTCCGATTACAGACGGAAGTTGCTAGCCAAGTGGTGCTTGGCGAAGGAGAAACAGATGCTGCACATTTACCACTCATTCCAGGGCGGTCGGTTTACATGACAGATCGGAAGAATATTGTACAATGTGCGTATGTTACTAACGATGATATTAATCGACTGATTGGGCCACATATTAACATCAGACCTAGAAAGGAGGAAAAGAAGATTGAAAAAAGCAATAGAGAAGGAACAGCGTCAAGAAGCTATTCTCTCATCATTAGCGAAACTTGACTACCTTACACGCAGTCAGCTACAAATATTGCACGATCTTGGAAGCCCGCGAAATACGAGTCGCGTCATGAAGTCGCTTGAGCCATTTGTGGCAAAGTTTCTCGATGGAGAAGCTGTTTACTATTTGACAAAGGAAGGGAGAGAAAGAACGGGAGCAAAAAAAGTTAGAAAGCGGACGATACAAGCACGCCACTTCATAATGCGAAACGACATTTACATCGCATTCGGATGCCCGAATACGTGGAAAAACGAGGTCAAACTCGAAATCAAGGGAGTTGTTTCTATCGTAGCCGATGCGCTGTTCACTCGAGATGGTCGGTATTATATTGTTGAAGTGGATCACCAGCAAAAAATGAGTGTAAATAAAGCTAAAATCGCTAAATATCGAAAGATGCTTGAATTAGGTGTTTTCAAAGCGCCACCGATATTCATTTGGATTACGACTACTGAACATAAACGAAAGCAGTTGCTTGATCTTTGTAAAGGTATGGATGTGAAGGTGTTTTTGGTGAGTGAATTTCACTAAAAAGGAGATGTCAGCATGATCTTTCAAAAGAAAGTTCAGCGAGTAGGTACGATTTCTGAGTTTTTAAAAGGTGAGCAGTCGATAAAAAGATTTAAACAGAACAGAATCGAAGCGGTGCTTACGATTGCTGGTGGTACGATATTACTAACATTTACAGGTGTCGATTTCGCAAGCGCGGCGACCGTTAGTGGGTTTGTTTATGAAAAAGCCACGAATGCATTCATGCCGTTAGTAGAACTGATTAAAGGATTGTCGTATCCGATTGCACTTGTCATTATGAGTGGGGGAGCACTCATGTTGATGATCGGTAACAAAGAGAAAGGTTATTCAATGATACAGAACGCGAGTATTGGTTATATTCTTGTTCAAATGATGCCAATGCTCATGAAGCTTTTAGTCGAAATCGCAAAAGCGATGTAGGAGGGTATCGGATGAATAAAGACATGATTGTTAAGTTATTGCTCCTACAAGTAATCATCGCTGACCAACGTTTGCAATATGCTATAATGGAAACGAGCGATATGTATGAGAAAGCTTTTGCAGATGGCGTCATCGCAGCATGTGAGTTTTTTGAAGAGGCGCTAGAGCATATCATGGAATGATAAAGTGTAAAATGTGTATAGGGTGTACAGTTGTATCAGTACAATCGTACACCCTCTACACTTATGAGGGCGTATCAAAACATCAAAGACGAGCGCTTTAATTACTATATTTTAAAGCAAAAGAGCGATGTACTCAATGCGTTGAAACATTTCTTCGCATCAGAAAAAAAGGAGGCGGTTGCCTCGCGCTAGATTTTAGGATAAATTTGTATTATGAATTGATCTTTTTTCGTCCATTCTGGTTTCCGCAAATATGTCGCTTTCTCAAGTACCGACTTGAGAAGGCGATTTTTCTTTTCAATGTCATCGGTCTGTCGGTATGCTTCTAACACTTTTTTGACAGTTGGCACATATTCATTCATGTTTTTCTCTTTAAGCTGTTCTTTTTCAATTTCCTGTTTCAGCTGCTCGATTTCCTCTTGTGTTTGTTTCATGCGCGCTACGATATTTTGTTGCCGTTCCAGGAACACTTCAATTGTGTAAATTCCTCTTTCTAAGAAATCGTGAAGGTTATTTTTCTGCACATTCAGTTCTCTCAGCTCTTTTTCTTTTTTCTCAAGTGCTTTTTGTCTAAGGGGGATAACAGATTGTTTTTCTGTCTTCCCAAGCATTTGTTCTTGTACTTCGAACTGATCAACAAATTCAGTCAGCGATTGCAATATGCGTTCTTCGACAAGAGGGAGCAAAGCGCCTTTCTGAACGCCTTTGCATTTCGGATTAGCACAGCGAATCATGCTGTTAGGTCGGTCTTTTTTCGGCTGATACCACATCGTGTAGCCACAGACCTGGCATTTAAGCAGTCCAGCGAGAGGATTAGATAATACCTTACTTTCGACCGTAGACGGTCGCCAACGCGCTGTATGGGCTTTATTTGCTGACTCCCACAATTCTTTTGATACGAGCGGCTGGTGAGCATTTTCTTTCACATGCCAGCGTTCTGACGGCATTTTTTTGCGCTTGTACTTTCCGTTTTGTTTGACGTACTTCACTTTGCCCCAAATGATGTGACCCATATAAACTTCGTTTTTTACAATGGCCGTAATGCTTGAAGGAGACCAAAATTCTCGTTTTTCATCAGGCGGCTTTACACCAAGTTTGTCCAACTCGGCAGCAATCGCTTGGCGACCATGTCCATCTCTCATCATCTCGAATATTTTCACGACTACCCATGCGGTTTCTGGATCGGGATATAGCTTGAGATTTTCGTCACGAAGATAGCCATATGGCGGTTTTTTTGAAATAGATTTTCCTTCAGCTGCGGAATCACGACGACCACGTTGCATGCGTTTCGTGATTGTTTTGAGCTCCTCTCGTGCGACAAGAGATTTAATTCCAAACACCAATTCCCATGTTTCTGATTCGGGATCATACACCTCTGTTGGTGTGATAATTTTTGTACCAGAGTAGCGGAATGCGCGGTCTAAAATCCCTTGATCGAGCATATCCCCGCGACCAAGACGGTCAATGTCCATGACCAGCACGGCATCGGCAACGCCCGATTCGACTTCTCGGAGCAACTTTTGAATTTCCGGTCGCTCAGCAATCGACTCCCCAGAAACGACTTCTTCAAAGATGTCGATGATGTTATGTCCTTCTTTTCGCACAACAGCAAGTAGCGTATCACGATGGCGTTGTAGTGTGTCATATGATGCGCCTGATTCGGCTGCCTTTTTCTCTTCTTCGATGTCTTTTCGGCTTTTGCGGAGGTATATAAAGACATCGAGATTCGTCGGTCTGTACATAAAAATCACCTCTACACTATTGTAAAACCAACCGTACACATATACAAATACCTAATGTTATTGATAAGCAAATATGCGATTTTGAATTTGTGTTAAACGTTCTTCGCATAACTTTGGTGTCACTTTAAACATGTGAGCCATCTGCTCGAGTATGTACCGTTCATTCCAGTCGACGAAATCAAGCATATGGTACGGAATAGCTGCGTATTTTGTGAAAAGCTTTGCATCGCGCTCTTGTAGTTCTCGGAACGCTTCTGGCATCATGCTCTGCACGCCGACATGGCGGAGAACATGGCAAAGCTCGTGAAAGAAAGCTTCGCGTTTCTCTTCTTCTGACAATCGAGAATCGACAACGATGCAGCGGAATCGCCCGAAAACTTGGTGCGTGGACGGAAACGGCTTCTCACGCAAGAAAATATTCATCCGTCGCGCTATGTATTCAATGTCAATGTGTGACGGATGGAAGATGCCCAATTGTTTGTAAAGATTCGTGACCCAATCTTCAAGTGCGGTTGTGTAGTAATGACATAATTGCATAAAATCCCCTCCCTAGAGGAGATTATACGAACAAATGTTTGTTTTAGCAAGAAAAAGAAAAAAGCCCTAATGTTAGGGCTAAGTAGTAACTAATGTTGGATATTCATCGTATGTTTTGTTATCTAGTATACGACCTGTTCTGTGCTTCTGAACTCCACCCCATTGTTTGAAGAAAAATGCTACATTCTGCTGATGACATTGATCCCTGATACTTCGAACCCATTCAATTTTCATTGGTCGTGCCCCAGGACCGGATTCGCCACCGACAATGACCCAGTGTATATTTGTAAGGTCTAGGTTGTCTAACGGACCGATAAGTGGCTCACAAGATAAAAATCTGATTTGAGCAGGAACTTGACGTAACAAATCAATTCGCGATTTCACTTGTTCATTCTCTACACTTGTTCCCATCCAAATGTTTGGAGTGAAATTCAGAGATGGCGAGAGTTTCAAAAGTCTTTCAGGACGCTTAGTGAGAATTTGATAAGTATGATGCGGCGTTTCGTTCATCGTTTGAAATACCTGTTGAATAAATTCAAGCGGAACATCTTTGTGAAATAGATCTGACATGGAATTCACAAAAATTTTCCTTGGTTTCTTCCAACTGCGTGGCAGATCAATGAGATCGTGATGTAGTGTTACATTAAAACCGTTTTTATAACGCGGATTTCCCATTGCGTGCAGTCTGTTTGCCATGCGTAACGCATAGCAGTTGCGACAACCTTCAGAAACTTTTGTGCACCCAGTGACAGGGTTCCAAGTGGCTTCTGTCCATTCAATATTTGAGCTCCCAGCCATGTTAATCCCTCCTTCTTTACATTTTATCACAAAACAAGGAGGAACGCACGTTCTATAACGCTGGGAAGAGAATCTTTGTTCCTTCTATAAACCCTTTTCGGCTGCCATTTGGACGAGAAACTCGGATTACTCCTCTCTTTTCTAATGGAGCTAAAGTTTTTTGTCTAATGTGACTTTTTAAGAAAGGGGTTTCAATCAATACATATCTTTCAATCTCTTCAATTGATGCTGTTTTACCTGCAAAATTTCTTAATAGTTGATTTTTCAACGGGGTTAGGTCTGGCTCTAGCTCAAATAAGACTAATTGATTAGGATTCGTTTTATCACGAAAAACAAAGTTTCCAGAAGGATCTGCTTTCCACATTGCTTCTTTCATTTTTTCTAATCCTTTAAGATTATTAGTGGCATAAATTAAATCAAAAATAGGAGCATTTTTTCGATTTCTCACTTCAAAACTTCTTGTATATAACACATTAGCTTCATTTTTTAACTGTTCTGAATAAAAATACGTTAAACCACCTGGTTTATCGACATAATTAATCCATTGAGTTGAACCGTATAATGACGAATGGTCAGATACATATTGGGATCTAGTCACACCGGACACCATATGGTTAATAAAAACTTCGCATTTTGGATACGACATGATTTTTTTTACTATTTCAAATGGTATTCCTTTTGTTCCAAAGGGATCGATAAATGCAAAGGAGGGAGCTAAATTTGCATTTGCATCATCCAAAACAGAAAAAATCTCTTTCATCGAATCTTCGAAACTTTTATTTACTGAGAGGATTTTAAACTGTTCAGGTATATCTAAACACTTAATTTCGTTCATAAGAGATTCATAATGCTCTGTATCTGCTTCAATAAAAACAAAAACAAACGTCTTATCTTTAAGTCTTTGATAAAATCTCTCAAAAATTTCTTTTGCTATTTTTAGTGCGTATATAGGTGAACCATCTTCACCATTGAGGTATCTCCCTGGTCCAGCAAATCCATCAATATAAATTATTTTTGGATTTGAAAATGCCATAATTGGGAACCATGCTCCTAAATAGTTTTTAAGAATAGTGTGTTTTGCTTTTGTGTGTTCTTTAATTTCCCAACTCATATCTTTTCTCCCCTTTATGTATTTTTTGTTTGTTGTTGCCTTTGATTGTTTTTCAACTTCGAGCAATGAGGGAAATTTTAAAAATAAAGACACCCAAAACTAAATTAGTCTTCGGTGTCTTCTCCTGGTGATTTGTTCTTTTGTTTAGCTTTATGAGCGACTCATTATTTTGTCATGCACTCTGCATCTGTATTTCTTCATCTCTTATGCTTTGACTTTGTCTGTACTCCAGCGCCTTCATTGTAGTTGTAAACTCAGCGGCTGGATCTATATCTTGTACGATAGCTTGTAATTCTTCAACGGTTGAGTAGAAAAATTCCTTTCTCAAGTTCACTTTGTTCACTCGTTTTTTGTCTAATATTTGATGGAGTCTTTGTTCTAGGTCGACAGCATTTTCGCTGAAAATCATTGCGTGGATATCAAATTTGAAAGGTACGGATGCGTCCCCCAACTCATCTATACGTTCATACGGGTTTAACCGTCTTGTCATTCCTATCTTAAACATATTTTCTCCAAACGAACCTAAGTTAGAGATTACGTAAACATATCCAGCTCGACCATTCGCTCTCTTTACAATTTCCTCTTTCTGCTCTTCGAGATTTTTAATTTGTTCCTCCAGTTCTTTTAGTTTTGCTTGAAGCGCAAGAATCTTTTCGTTGTCAGTTTCATTAGCAAGAAGTTCTTTATTTTTAGCAATTTCGTTTAAGTATTTCTCTTCTTCCTTTTCGATCTTTTTCTTTTCCTGTTCGAGCAAGCGTTGTTCTTCTGCTTCTTGGCGCATTTGTTCTTTAATACGTCTCTGTTCTTCTTTTTCTCTTTCCTTTTGAATGTAGTATTTATATTCGATTTGAATAGCATTCAAGAATAACGGTTCTAACTCAGATAAGAATCTTGTAATGGTAGGTAAAATATTAGCGTTACCTTTGCCGCAAATCGTTAGATATTTGTTAATGAGAGATTTAGCATTATCAACGGCTTTTTCTAAATTCGTATAGCTAAGCGTGTAAAGAATGTTTTGTAATTCGGCTTGCAACCCAATCACCATTAAGTTGTAAATAGTCATATTAGCTTTTGTGGTGTAGCGCGATTCATAGTCTTTAAGCAACTTACGAATATCTCTGTTGTTTGCGTTCATTTCTTGGCGTAGCAACTTAGAATCTTGGTGGTGTAAATTCAGTCGAACAATAGGTTCTAAAATTCCGTTAGCCAAAGCTTCTTCTAATCGTCCGAGTTCTTGATCAATATCTGCATAGTTAATGGCATTCGGAAACTTTTCTACTAAATTTTTAATACCTAGACATTCGACTTTATATTTTCTAGCGACTTTTTCGAGCTTTGCAACTTCGTTTTTAAGTGAAGAAAGCTTCTTTTCCAGAAAAACGATATTATGCTCCATTTGTTCTTTAGTTTGAACTAGCTCGACTAATTCTTGATGTGCATGCTGCGTTATTTTATCTGCTTCATTTTTTGCGGCGTTAATGATTTCGTCAGCTTCATTTTGAATAGATGCTTTTACTTCTGCAATTACTTCTTCAATAAGCTTTTCTTTATTTTCAATTCGCTCCTCTATTTCTTTTAAGTACTGTTCTTTCGCTTTGATTGTTTCAGAAAGAGCAAATAATTGCTTAATTTTCTTAAACAAAGTAAGTACCTCCTATCCTTTTCTTAGATAAATAAAAAGCCACCTAAAGTACGTGGATGACGTTTAGGTGGCTATTCTTTGTTGCTTTTGTTCTTTTCTCTCGCCTTATGTACTACCCATTCAAAATGCTTCACGATCTCTTCAATTTCATCTTCAGAAAGCTGTTTCCACTTTTCAATATCAAAAAAACCCATTTGCTCGATGCCATATTCTTTGATGAGCTGATTAATCCTCGCCAGCGTGCCTAATTCCTCATTGTCGCTGTCGCTCCCTGGCGGATTCGGATCATCCGTGCGACCGAGTAGGTAGTCGGTGGTGACGTTGAAAAAGTCGGCGAGTTTTTGAAGTGTTTCAGTATCAGGTGTTCGATTCCCGTTCTCGTATCCCGATATGGATACTTTTGTGACATTTATTTTCTTTCCTAGTTCTTCTTGGGTGAGTTTTTTTTCTAATCTTAGTCTTTTTAAACGGTCACCTAACACATAAAACACCTCTTTCCTGTGTTCATAATAATTATAAGTTAACAAATAGATAACTTAAAGAGGGAAATATATTTGTTAACTAATTAGAAATTTTTTTATAAAAAGCACTTGAATATTAACCTGTTGTTAATTATAATAAAGTTAACTTTAAGTTAACAAAGAGAGGTGACACGGAATTGGTTTTGGATAAATTAAAAAGTCTTCGTACTGAAAAGGGACTCAGTTGCAAACAAGTTGCCGATTTGGTCGGAATTTCTAAAGAGTACTACTGGATGATTGAGAATGGAAAACGCCGATTAAACTATGAGCTTGCTGTAAAAATAGCGCAAGTATTCGATACTAGCCCAGACGATATTTTTTTGGGCAGAGAGTTAACTTATAGTGAACAAAAGTTAGCTCCTTGACAACTCAATCCACATGACATGAAAGGAGGTGAGTAAGATGAGCGTTCTAAACAAATACGTGATTATCGCCCATTTTCATCTCATGTTAAGACAAAACAATTTTAGTGAAGCAGACCTAAAAGAAGCGGTCGATCTGCTTCACAAAGAGCTGTTCCCGGAAGTTTGGGCGAAGATTAACGATTCGAATGATAGCAAAGCTTAATTTGAGTTAATGACTTGTTCAAAATTTGTCTGCCAACTTGCTGAGCATTTTTGTAACTCTCAACCGACCAAAGATGGTGTGCAGCCATTATTAGTTCCACCGTTCCTTGTGTCGGCTTAGCAGAAACGATGTCGGTAACATCTGTATATACACCATCCTTATCAGGTACCATAAAACAAATTTCATCGGCTTCTGGATTGATTCCGACAACAATATCATTAGCGAGCATGATTGTAAGAGAGTAAGCATTGTCTAGGTAGTCGTACATTAAAACAAGTTTACCATTCGATGTGATGTGATCGACAACTTTAGGTTCGTACATTACTGTCACCTCCTTCCTGCCGTATTCATTCGACAAGAAGGAGGAAAATCCTACAAGATTCGGGGTGAAAGAAATGTCAACAATTCATTCCCATGACCCGCATACACATGAACAAAGGGGGAATGCGGGCATGAAGGAATTCAAATACGGGAACACCACTGTTATTATTCACTCCCCGTTAGTACTTATGAGTGCTGACGAACGAAAAGAATGGTTTCAAAAAGAATGGGAAAAAGGTAATCCAGTCTTGAAACAAATCGCAAAAGCGGTGATGGACTGCTATGTTCCAAAAGAGCCAAGCTCTTAATCATAACATAACACAACGTTTAACAATCGATGGTAGAAGGGGGAGAACAGAAAATGAAACGTGGTAGAGCGGCCGATGCGGTGAAAGCGGCTCGGCAGGCGACAGGGATGACGCAACAACAGCTTTCATTTGAAATCTATGAATCTCGCGAAGCAGTTTCCCAGCAAGAAAACGGACGATATCGGGTGCAGCCGAACATATCGAAATATTTTGCCGATAAGCACAACAATCCGTGGGTGGCGCTGGAAGCGGCGGCGGAATATACAGGATGGGGACCGGTGAAGCTCGACGGCGAGGTGGTCGATCTACACCGAGCAAGTGTGGCGATGAAAACAAAAGAGGAACTAACCGAAGCGCTACAAGCAATCGAAAGTGTATGTGTGGCAAATCATCCTCGAGCGATAAGAGATTACGACAAACAGCACTTGGAAGAAGCGATTTTACAAGCGATTGATGCAATTGTAGCGCTCACGCAATACGTCGCAGTGATATGTGTCGATTACGGATTTTCGTGGCTCAAAATGTGGCAAAAGCATCGTACAAAGTTGCAAACAAAAGGTTTTATTAAGAGATAAGGGAGGAAGCAAAATGGATCATGCGATTGATAGATTAAAAACGTTTTTGGCAGCCGAATTGGAGTGGTTGCGTGAAGAATGGAGAGACGGAAAAGGAGGATACAAAAAACTTTCTGATTGCCCAAGTTACAAAGCATGCAAAGCGTATGTCGATGCAATCAATGTTCTTGTGAAAGCTTATTATCATCCAGAGTGCGTGGAGCAATATAAATGTCCATCTGTAAAAGAATTAATTTGAGGAGGAGAGAACAATGAGTTTTTGTTTAACAGCAAGCCGTTTAATGAAAGCAAGCGAGGTCAGAAAGCTTTGCGCGGAGTTGCGCAATGATCCAGCAATATTGGTGTTAGAAATGGAGTTAAAAAAGGAATGGTACAAAAGAAAAATGGCCAGTGCGCCAACACTAGCCATCGCTCATAAATAATCATCCTTTGACCTAATCATATTCTAGCATAAACGATTCGAGAAAGGAAGGGCAAGCGCATGCTTGCCGATTGGAGTACAAGCAAAAGATATCTCCCATCTTGAAAGTGGGTGTGTCCCCCAGCCCACGAGCTTGTACTTCAATCGGTGCGTATGCACACTAGACCGAGCGAGAGCGGGCGACGATCCGAAAGGGGAGCCGCGCCAAAATACATGCGATGGCCATTGCGAAGACGTCTAGTCATTCATTCAGAAGGAGGAAGAGGTTATGCAAGATATGCTCTTTTTGCAAGAAGAGGATTTGTTACAAAAAGCATCGCGGTGCATCGAGTATATACAGGAATCACTTCAAAACCGCGACTATGAAACGGCAAAAATTGAAATGTCGGAGCTACGCTTTTTATTAGACGAACTGCAAGCAATTGAACAAAAGAAATTACGTCGCGCACAGCTTTTTGAAGTTGTCGCTGACATGCGTAAGCGCGGCATTCAAATTGATTTTGTATCGCGGATGCTGGGGTGATGGTGTGACAAGAGAAGAGAAAAAGCAAATTCGGCTACAAATTTTGAAATTGCTAGATACACAGTGTGCAGGATGTAAAGAACGGCATAGTGGTACACAAAGCACATGTGTAATCAGTTGTCCGATCGGCAAGCAAATGCAACAGCTATCTGTGTTGTTATCGAAAGAAAGCCCTCGCGTAAAAAGAGGTAAATGGACCGAAGAGGAAGAGTTTTACCTATGGCAACATAAAGATATTTTCGATGTTCCAGAGCTTGCTGCACGCTTGGAACGAAGTGAATTATCTGTGTATTCAAAGTTGCGCCAGCTTGAGAAAAAGAATGTTTTACCTTGCTAGGAGGGAGGTTACGAAGCATCAATACATTGTATGCTTCATGCGTGTAAATATGCTATTTGAAGTAGAATTCGCGGCAAAGAAGAACGGCTATTTCGAAACGATCCATACGGCACTCATTCACGCGCTCACTGTGTCCGAGTGCCGAAAAATCGCATTTGAAATAGCCGATCAGCTAGGAAAAGGTGATATACAGGTTTTTATTTCAGACTTCTAGGATTATTATGCCAAAACGGAGTGCGGAAAGCAAGAGAGGAAGGGGATATACATGGCGACAAGACTTTTAATGGATGAAGAGCCGTTAGTGATTTTACCGTCACTCGCGGCTACGATCGGCTTAAATGAAAGCATCGTGTTACAACAGTTGCACTACTGGCTTGAGCGCAGTAATCACATTCACGAAGGGCATAAGTGGGTATATAACACATACGAGGAATGGCAAGAACAATTCCCATTCTGGTCGGAAAGCACGATTCGTCGCATTATCACAAAACTTGAAAAGCAAGGGCTCATTATTGCAGGCAATTTTAATCGCTCCAAGATCGACAAAACGAAATGGTATCGGATCGACTATGACAAATTGGCGCAATTAGAAAATCCAGTCTATGAAGTGAGTGTTCAAGCTGAACAAACGACTGTTCAAAATGACACATCGACTGCTCAAAATGAACAGACGACTGACGAAATCGACAGTCCATCTGTTCAAAATGAACAGTCCATCTGTTCAAATTGGACAGACGATCTGCTCAACTTGAACAGACCAATACCAGAGAATACTACAGAGATTACTACAGAGAAAAAAGAAGAAGTAGAAGAAGACGAGCGCGTGCGCGAAGAGAATCCGTTTACTTTTTTCGAACAAAACGGCTTTGGTACGATTGGCGGCTACATAAGCGAAAAAATTTCAACATGGATCGACGACACATCCGAAGCGCTAGTTTTAGAAGCGATGAAAATTGCAGTAGAAAATGGCGTCAAGACATGGAAGTACGTTGAAACCATTTTGCGCGACTGGGTAGACAAGGGCTATCAAACCGTCGAACAAGTGCAGGCAGCGCAAAAAGCATTTAAAGAGCAGCAAGCAAAGAAACGCAACGGCTCTAGCACGAATGGGAAAAGAGCCGTTCGAACGGAGATCGTTCCAGACTGGCTTAACACCGATTATTCGCAATATGAACAAAAAGCCGAGACGGATCAAGAAGCGCTCGAACGCAAACGGCGTGAGTTAGAAGAGCGACTGAAAAAATATCGCAATGACTAGGTGATCGTCATGCCGTACCCGATTTGGATTCGGTTGGAGTATCGAAACGACGTTGGGCGAATCGTTGGTTTCACTGGAAGCATTCAATCCGAAACAGCGTTACGTGACGTGTTAGAGCGATACGAGATTACTAGAGAACGACTTGTGTCGCTTGAAATCAACGGCAAGCCATATTCGCCGTCAAAACTTGATCGCTTTTTGCGGAGGTGAAGCAGTTGCTTTTGCTCAAATATGTATTGATTCAGTGTCTACGGCGAAAGGGCGTTTTCGTTGCAACAGACGGGCGAGCGCTATCAAAACTGACGATTGAAGAAATTCAACGGGAATACGAGCGAACGGAGGGAGAACGTAATGAACTGGTCAAAAGCAACGCTTAGACAATTATACGTTATCGTGCGATATGAACATTGTCCGATTCGATATAAACAAATGGCGCTAAAAGAGATACAAAAACGATTGGAGGGGTTGCGATGAGTCGTAAGTCGCTACATGGCCCAGTTGTCGTCAGTTACCTAACGCCAGAAGAGCTTGAAGCGTATCGGAGCCGACCGCGCGAGAAATATTATGACGAAGATAACCGCCGAATAATTGACTGGCGCTGGCCACAGAATCGGAAAAAGAGAGGGGCAGGAAGATGAATCTATCAAAGCTTTTTGACATGCAGCGGAAACTGGATGAGCGGATTATTCAAGAAAAAGGATTAGATGGTCAGAATCTTTTGCCGAATAAAGTATTAGCCTTACAGGTGGAGCTGGCAGAACTCGCAAACGAGTGGCAAGGGTTTAAGCATTGGAAAACGAATCGGCAACCGAAAGAGGGGATGTTGGAAGAATATGTGGACTGTTTACATTTCATTTTGAGCATTGGATTGAGCGGAAATATCGGGACGATAGAATGGGAACAGATTGAACCGTATAAAGCAAAATCCACTATTCAACAGTTTATAGGCTTGTTTGAATATACATCACGTTTACTTGAAGATATCACAGTATATGTCGACATTTGGAGTTCTTTCATCGGACTTGGAGAAATGCTCGAATTTACTTGGGATGAAGTTGAGGCAGCGTATATGCGTAAAAACGCAGTCAACCATCACCGCCAAGAAAGTGGGTATTGAGATGGATGCAAAGTATTGGATGGAAGAATTAAACAAGAATCAAATACTTCGCAACGTGCAAAAATTGTTCGAAATACAAACCGAAAAGGGGATTGAAAAATACGGAACAACCGTCAATCCAAGTGACTACACATTGGTCGGCTGGCTGGAACACTTGCAGCAGGAAATGATCGATGCAATCGTATATTGCGAGGTGCTGAAATTTAAATTTGCGCACTTAATTGCGCTTGAGAAGCTAAATTCGGACGTGAATGACGAATGAAGCGTCGTAAGCGAAAAGCCAGATGGTATCTTTTATATCGCAAGGAACATCGTGATGCGGTTTATGTTTATGAACCATTGCGTAAGTATGAGTTGCAAAGTAGGATTCGACGTGGATGGAAAGTGATTGGATAAAACAAAAAAGCCGGGATCTCTCCCGACAGTCCAACCCAATTATACCACATGGAGGGATTCCGGTGAGTAAAAGAGCGCAAGAATTGCAGATTGATATAGATAATATGACCGTTTCTCATCCCATTGTGCCAGGGAAGGTGCTTGTGATTGTCATCGACGGTGTGCAAGGGAAAGCGAAAGTAGCAGAAGCGGTTGAGCATGGTTTTACGATCGTTGAAACGGCAAAGGGAAAAACGGCGCGAATCAAATTCGAGGAAAGCGAGTTGTTTTGAGGTGAAAATTGCGGTTCATGTGTATGAATGCGGAAGCTGCGAGGTAATCTTCGCAGTTTCCCAAGACTTTGAAGAGCAGCACTTGATACAATGTCCTGTTTGCAAAACGGACAGAAGCATGGAGGAAATATCATCGGGTGAATTGCGTGTGCAACGAAAAGAACAACATTTTGTTGTTCCAAGAGGACAAACTGATATTTATGAGTTTTTGGAGCAATGATGAATTGTGTTTCATAGTTGACACATAATGCTCAATAAAGGAAGGGTGAGAAAATTGGAAATTAGCAAAGCTGTTAACATAGCAGTTGGTTGTGTAATGGCAAGTTCTTTAGACATGAATGAAAAACGGGAAGTAATTGAATCACTAAGGAAATTTGAAAGGCAATTAGAAGAAGCCAATGAGGATAGAGCGATTTTGGCAGAAGTCATAAACACAAGCAATTATGCGGATGAATTGAACAATGAATATGAGCGATTAAAAGCTCTTTGTGAAGATTAATTCGCAGTACGAAGATAATGTGAAGGGCGGGAGCAGGATATGAATGAACAAGAAAAGGCTCAAGTAATCGAGGAGTTCTTACAAAGACTAAGCAGCCTGACTGGCACAGGAAATGGAATTGGTCAAGGGACGGTAAAGAAAATTCGTGAGTTCGCTGAAAAGGAAGGTTTTATTACAAAGAAATAGCACATTCCTGAGATTTTATGAAACAGGAGGAAACCTGAATGGAACATGATTTAAAAGTGTTAAGACAGTATTATGACAAGGTGCTAATCAACGAATATTATTCAACACCAGAAATTGATCCAGACATCGCAAACAAAATTGTCGGCGGCTTGATTTTATACATGAACATCGCTGAAAAACAACAAGCAAAGATTGAGAAATACGAGAATGCACTAAAAGAAGTGATTCAAGCCGTTTATGACGCAAAGCGATTCACACAAGAATTCAACGATATGGTTGGTTTCGATTTCTTTGAGTGAGGTGACAAGAAATGAATCAATTACAAAAAGTGTTTACCTATAGCGGTAACCAAGTACGAACAATTATAAAAGATGATGAAGTTTGGTTTGTGGCAAAAGATGTTTGCGATATACTGAACCATTCTAATCATAAAATGGCGGTATCTAGGCTTGATGAGGATGAGGTAAATAAAGTTTACCTCATCGATTCGCTAGGGCGTCAACAACAGACAACGGTTGTAAACGAAGCAGGATTATATTCTTTGATACTTACAAGTAACAAGCCAGAAGCGCGCCAATTTAAACGCTGGATTACGCACGAGGTTATTCCGACCATACGGAAAACAGGCGGCTATGTAGCGAACGACGACTTATTCGTAGAAACGTATCTGAAGCACGCAGATGAGCAAACGAAATTATTATTCCGCGCTACACTAGAAACGGTTAGGAAACAAAACGAACAAATTGCAATCATGCAGCCAAAAGCCGACTATTTTGACGCGCTTGTTGATCGTCGCTTACTCACTAACTTCCGTGATACAGCCAAAGAACTAAAGGTGAAACCAAAGGATTTCGTCGATTGGCTTCTTGCTAAAAAATATATTTATCGCGACCAGAAAGGGAAGTTAAAGCCATACGCCCAATATGTCCCTTCCTTGTTCGAATTGAAGGAATGGGAACGAAACGGACGAGCTGACGTGCAAACACTTGTTACACCGAAAGGAAGGGAGACGTTTAGAATATTACTACAAAAAGCTGTGGTATAAGGTATAATATGGGTAAATAAATATGTCCAAGACCGAGAGCGTGAGGACACTGATTGTGCAGAATAGCCAAGCTATTTCTGTATGATTGGTGTCCTTTTTGTTTTATCAGAAAAACGAAAGGGAGAGGTACCATGCGAACAATCCAGCAAGAGTTGAAAAAATGGATGAAAGTCAATAAAGTTCAGCAACGCCAAAATAAACGCAAGAAAGCGCGGAAAAAGAAAAGAGATAAGGAGCGGCTGACGGAGCGAGAGATTAAGGAGCTAATGGGCGTTGGTCGTCCTGTTTATAGACGCGGCAAGGGTGGGGCATTTCGCCAACGATAATCACTATTTCGGAGGTTGAGAAGATGGACTTTATGCTACCTGAAATCGATCGAAAAGCGACGAAAAAAGCGGTTGAAGCGGCGCTCGAAAAATATCGCATTTTCTTGTTGACATTGAAACTAGACCAACTGCCAAAGGTGACTCAACATTACTCGCTCGTTCCTGCAAAAACAAATCAGTTCCACTCCTCAACCGAAGAAATGGCCATTCGCAATGCAGATTACGAGCGGGAGCGTGCGGAGTACATTCAGCGCATCGTTGAGGCTGTGAACCGTTTAGATTACTGGGAGCGAGCGGTTATTATTCGGCGATATATGAACGAGGAAGAGATATTTGATTATGCCGTTTACAACGAGTTAGGAATGAGTCATCGAAATTATTATCGTTTGAAGTCTAGAGCATTTTACAAGCTGGCATTTGCCCTCGAAATAGAAGTGTATCGGAAAAGAAGGAGGGACGAGCAATGAATTTTGTTCAACCGATTCGTGATCCAGAAAAGATTGCGGCAATGAAAAAATACTTGCTACAACGAAACAAGCGCAATTATATTTTGTTCATTATCGGAATTAACACAGGTTTGCGTATATCAGATATATTGCAGCTGAAGAAGGAAGATTTGCTCCAAACGCATTTGAAGTTGCGGGAGAAGAAAACACGGAAGGAAAAACGGATTCGCATTCCGCCAGCGATACGAAAAGAGTTGATTGAGTACGCAAAAACGCTCAAAGACGGTGAATATGCTTTTCGAAGCCGGCAAGGTGGCAATCGTCCCATCGATCGTTCAACAGCGTACCGTATTTTGCGCGAAGCTGCTGAATATGTGTCGCTGGATGAAGTGGGTACGCATACGCTTAGAAAAACGTTCGGCTATCACTTCTATCAGCAAACGAAAGACGTTGCGATGCTTCAGGAGTTGTTTAACCATTCGAGCCCACATATCACCTTAAAGTATATCGGCGTTAACCAAGATGCGATGGACAAGGCGATGATGAAATACAAGATATGATTTTTCTTTTTTGGCTATCAGCACAACATAAAAAAACATGGCGTGCACTCGTTCTATAAAATGGCTTAAAGCTAGAAATATCAAGGGGTTTATGAATAGGGCGAGTGCATCAGTCTGTAAATTGAAGTGAAGTCATTGGAGGGAAAGCACATGTTGGTCGAGGAAGCGAAAAAGCGAATCGAATATTTGCAAGGATACATTCGGATGATCGAAAGCTACACACCGACGACCATGGAAGAAGAAGTGGTGTATTTGTATGTGCAGCTGGAGAGTGTCACAAAAGTGGTGCAAGAACTAAACAAAAAAGGCTATCGGATCGGGAACAGGAAACTAACAACGGTCGATGTGTCAAATATCATTCGCGCCAAACCAAAAGATGAGATGCACGAGCTGGCCAAGCGGATGTTTACGAAGAACAGGAAGCGGGGGAGTCGGTATTGGTAAGCGAATGATGGCACAATCGTGGCACAATTTTGGCACAAAAATGGCACAACGTTTTCGTTTAAAGGTGTTATGATGATAACGTGAAAGACTTTGGTTGAAGCGGGACGCCACTTCATATGGAGTGGCGGGGG